GTTTGCCAGTTATTTCTGCGGCCCCTTGAAGAGGGGCACGGTCATGGTTGTCAGCAATCAATTGCTTCCATTCTTGCTCTGTCCGTCCGTAGCGTGCTTGAAACCACTCATCAGCACGACCTTGCTCTCGTAGCTCAGCGAGCTGAACAAGCCGCTGTGTTTCGTCGTCTGTCTCTATTTCAATCTCTTGCTGAGGAGGGTTAATACCAGCCTGTTGATCAGCAGTGATTGGTTGGAGAGGTGTGGGCTGGTTAGCAGCTTTTTGTTGTTGAGCCGCTTGGAGAGCCATCTGAATCCGCTGCTCTTCCTGTTGACGTGCATTGATTGCTTCATCCAAAGCACCTGATTCGATGGCTTTTTGGAGAGCGGTATCTTCTGCTTGAGTTGCTTCTACAGGGTTAATTGGAAGTTCTTGTTCCATCAGAAATAGAACCTCTCATGATTGTTGTGTGCAGGTCCTTTATATGGTCCACTGCCAGGTTTATCTTTTGAACCGTGGAATATATTGCCACCTGGGGCATATTGCGGATCAGTTGGATCCATATTTTGCTCCATAGATGTACCTTTGAAGTGAGTGCGACCATTTAGTTTGACCAGCATCTGACGAATTTTGCGTTGCCCTTCAGCGCTTGCAAAACGCGCAGCTAACGCAGGATCGTAGTATGCAGTTCCGTTTGTGACGGACTCGTATTGACCAGGTTTACGGAGAATTTCGTAGATGCTGTCTCCGTAACTTCCATCAGCAAGGCGATTAATGATAGAAGCAGCTACAGCAAATTCATCATCGGTTCCACGTTTCGCTTCGGCAGACACACCGTATGCAAGCTCTTGGTAGTCCCCAATCGACAATCCAGTAATACCACCTTCATGAGGATCAACCAAAATGTTGGGGTGTTCCTTCCGCACTCGGCTCGACTGCAAAGTTATATCTTGAGCACTAGAAACATTTTGAGCCGTTAGTGCTATGTGATAATCCATATTACTATTTGAAGTATTAATACGCCTTTGAGCTTTCGGCGTTGGTGCTGTTTCGCTCAGATACTGTTTGTAAGACAAAGGCTTCTTTACAGGTTCAAGATTTTTTTCTGTGGTATACACATTAAGCTGTCGTTGTTCAGCATCGTGGACACCATTTTCTGCTAAGATTCGGAAGAGAAACGCTTCTTGACTTGGCTTACCTTCCCTAATAGCTTTGTAACGTGCTGCAAGTACTTCTTCGGGTACTATGAGCATAGTATCAAGAGCTTCGGGATTATCCCGTACAAGACGAAGTTGCTCAGCACCACTGGCTTTGATAATGTTTTTGTAATACCCACCTTCAGGTTGGAAATAAGTAAAACCGACAGGACTGTCAGCACTTTCTTCTGACAAAGCAAACTTGCCAGTTTTACTTCTGAGTAAAATCTCCGACTCACTTTTTGCTCTAAGGTGGGCGTCTAATGGTGGAGCACTCTCCATATAGAACTTGCGGAGTTTGAGATATTCGAAGAAAGCAAATGAACCAGCCGTCTTATAAGAACTATCGGCAGAAACATTTTTTTCCAATGTAAGGACATTACGTGCTTCTTGAATAAAGTTTTTTTCAAGTTCTTTATTAGACGGAATTTCAGGGTTAGATAATGCTTTTTTTTGTTTGTTAACAATATCCTGCCACTTGGCTTTTTCAGGACCCCTAAGACGAGGTACTAGTTCGCTAATGTCCTGCCCGTTGTTGTACCTATATTGAATCTCGACTAGAAGGTCTTCGTTAAGTTGACCCTGTGGTGAATTATCAAAGTTACTCTCGAAAGCCTTTTTTTTATCATCATCAACCATATCGCTACGTTGGATGATTTCATTATATTTATCAACGGGATATTCACCACCCTCTGCAGCTTTTTTGTCCATCTCCTCTTCGAGCGAGCGACGAGTATTTGCTGACTCAACTCTTGCAAGTTTCTCAATACGGCTAGAATTGGCAATGTTTTTATCATCACGAACTTGCATTAAACGCATGATACGAGGCTTATGACGAGCCAAAATAGATGTTTTTGTCTTACCTTGTGCACCTGGGTAATTTGTTTCCTTAACAATTCTGTTAAATGTTGGAGTATCGATAAGACTCGGATTGCTTAACAGACCATTTTCACCAAACACTTGTTCAATAGCAAATTCCATGCCATTTGGATCCCTACCATTTCTAGTGCCCCGGGCAATATCCTTAACTAGCTTATGCAAATTTACTGCAGAAGGTTCAGCTAAAAAGATATTTTGTGTTTGCAAAATACGTTCAAAGGAAAGTTCTTTAGCTTTAACTATGAATTCCCGATCTTGTAGAGCACTACGATGTGATTGTATCTTCTTGGCAAAATCAAACAGCTGGTATCTATTCACACCATGTAAATCATACGCCTCCATCAGGTCGTATGTTTGCACAGGTGATTGATCGTAAGAAGTTAAAAACTTAGGGATGTCAGCTGTTGCTTTCTGTATTCGGGTTTTTAATGATCCAAGCGCTCGTGTCGGACTATCAGACCGATACTGCTGTACAGTAGCTTCACTTACACCAGTAAAATTATCACCAACTTGTTGATAAACTTCTTCTCTAGCCTCTAAAACTTCTTGACGTTGTTGGTATTCTTCAGTTGGCCTAAAGTTTTCATAAGGTTCATCAAGGATTGAAACTGAAAAAGCAGACTTATCTTTAATTTCTTGAACTCTATCAACTGCTGCAACAGTGGCTCTAGATAAAGTTTCTGAAAACTGAGATAATTGTCTATTTGCAATTTCTACCTGACGTTGTTCAGTTTTTGCATCACGTACACGTTGCTGAGCAACATTACGCTCAGCTTGCATACGGTTGTTATCAATCCTTGATTGAAGGTTGAATAGCTCATTTCTATTTTGTTGTGCACGTTCAAAGTTGGCGTCCAAGCTCTGAGCGTAATTTTGTTCAATACGCAGTTGCTCCTGTCGATCCTCTTCCAAGCCACGTATGACTCGATCGCCTTGCTGTTGCATGCGGTTGAGGCTCTGATAACCAGGATCACGGCGTTGAAAACCAGTGCGTCGGGCGTGCCCTTGGTATTTTCTAGCCATTTAACTATTGTTTCATTGAATAACTAATTAAGCCTGCAACTTCAGGTAAGGCTTGTAGTGCTGAATTAGCGAATGCCAATCCCGGACTTTGTTTTGCAACTGCACCCTTAATCGGGGCAGGACCAAAGTCAAAGTCTTGAAGAGCTGGTGGTAGCAAGAATTCCATATCAGGTTGTTTATATGGAGCAGGACGGATTGGCTTACGTGTGGGAGGAAGCATGCGGTTAGCATCAGCTGCCAAGATGGCATCATCAAATTGTTGCTGGATTGCTCTAATATCCCTTTCAGATTGCTCTTCTGCACTAACAAGAGAAGCTGCAAGGATTGCTTGGTCTCTACCAAACTCAGCTAAAAGTGATTGCTGAATCTTTCCTGCGGAACGGCCAGCAACACCTCTTGCAGTCGCTTGACCAACAGCTTGCAGTTGCTTGATAATTGTCTCTTCGTTGTCGAAAGCAGCGGCTCTGTAGCCTTCACGCAGCTCAGCCTGGACACTCTCTAAGGAAAGGTCTCGTTGATCTGCACTGCTGCTGACATCACGTCGATAAAGTTTTTCGGATTTATTGAAAAGGCGTTGCTGAATTTCTAGCTCATACTTGTCATTTGCAAGTTGATAATTGTAGTTATCAAGTGCAATTCGATCTTGCTGAAGTCTTGATCGGTCAAAGTTGCGTTCCCTTGCAAGAATACTTTCAACAGTAAATTGGTAATCTCTTACCGTACGTTGTACACCTTGAGTGTAAGCAAGACTGTCGTACTCAAACTGACGCTCAGCAGCTTTTTCTGCAGCTTCATTAGCATCATCAGCAGCGCTACGACCTAAAAAACCGCCAATAAGAGAAGTACCGATACTAACAGCGGCTGTTATTGGATCAAAAGTCGGTACTGCCATTATTTCCTCCTGTAAAATCTAGGTGAGTATTGTCCTTCCCAACTCATTGATCCTACGGATACAGGGAAAGGCGAATCGTTATAAAGTTTCAAAGTAAAATTAAGATTGCTTTGATGGATTGGTAAAGTGACGATTCGTTCTTCAACAAGAGGAATGTCATTTGCTAAGTAGTAGTTAGCATCGGCAACCGGTTCAACATTCGTCCACTCACTACGACCTTTACTGTTGATCTTGAATGACATAATGCCAGACAAGCCAAGAGAGAATTTGTACCGAGCAATTGTTAGACGAGCTGTATAATCAGACAGCCTCATATCATTATCAACCCGATAGAAAGTATCGGGTAGTGTTACTTCGAAGTTATACTTAAAACCAACAATGACATCAGACGCAACGTTAAGTGCATCTTCTCCAGAGTTAGTTAGATTCTTGTTAGCAACAATAAAGAAGTCACCAGTACCATCAGTACCTCTTTCAGGTGTGATGGTAAACCCAGATTCAACAAACGAACCTGAGGCTGTACTACCTTTAATTAAGAGAATTGGTTCAAGTGTTGGTACGTTGTCGTACGGTAAATAGCACTTAGTCCGGTTATTTGCAGCATCGTATACGACGCTACTTGGAGAGGCATAGAGGTCCACACAAGGATTAACGCGGGAACCATCACTGTTGACAATAATTGCATCGTCAGGACTTTGGGTGATAACAGCTTTGGATAGTGTGACTTGTGTGCCTTGTTTAGTAACAACAAACAGCAAGTCTTGATCTGTAGCTACAGTCAGGACATTGCCAGGAGCTTCCCAGGAGTACCAAGACTCCAACAAATTCTTGTCACCTGCGTTGTAGAAACTATAGAAATACATCCGTCTAGAAGCTTGGCTAGACAGACAAACAAATTGGTTCTGAGCACTAGCAACAAACGAATCAACATTGCTAGGAATGTATTCGTTAATTACCTTTGTTTGTTCTAAAACCTGTGGCATCTCAAGTTGTCCACGTTGGACCATTGAGAACATACGTGTATAACTACTTGTTTTGCTAATGAAGTTGATATTAGTACCAACGTCCACAGGATCAATATCGGGGTCCATCTCATAGTTGGAGATGCTTCTAATCTGCACCGTGGAAGGACTTAAAACATTGTCAACAGAAGTTAAAGTAAACTGCTGTGTACGGCTAAATAGAATAAGACCGGTAACAGTAGATATAACACCATGTAGAACAGCTGGTCTAATAGACGAACAGTTAATATCTACAGGATCAGAATCAATAACAGTACGAGCAGATTGGTGGTAGAAATTAAAGAACTCACCAGCCCTCGATGTGGAGACGTTGTCGGCACTGAGAAATCCAAGACGGTTTGCATACAAAAATGATTGTTGGATAGTTTTACCAACAAAGCTTGGATGCGAGTTAGTTAAATCATCTCCAACAAGACGTGCCGTATAGTTAATCTTACGAAGTTCAAAAGTATTGACACCAGTGTTAACCAACTCATGCGGCATGGTGGAGTTATCAAGCCCAGGCGATTGACCCGGTCCTAAAGTCTCTTCCCAATAACCCATACCAGACACCCCGTCATACGCTTCAAACACTGCGTAATAAGCATCAGCGTCATCTACTGTGTTGACAACCTTCGCAACTCTTCCGTGGATACTGGTGTTTCTAAGATCAGAAACATTTTCTACTTGTTCACCAAAGCTTTTTAGATGAGCGTTGTTGTTACCACCTTTGGCTTCAACAATCATGGATGAAGCATGTGACAACTCAAGAGTTGAGTCTGTTTGTATAATGGTCAGACCAGGGATATTTCGCTGAGTAATAGCAGCATTTATACCCGTCAACACCTCATCAAAGGTAATCCCTAAAGCTGGATTAGCAGCCTGTGATTGGTTAGTTGGAGTGTCATATATAGCAGTATAAGGAACACCACCAACAAAAATTTTAACTGTGTATCTAGAGCTGTATTGAATGGTGTCAAGAATCAACGATGCCCTGACAGTTGACGATGGTGCAGGTGCAGGAAGCGTTGCTACCGTCTTAGTCTTATTTGTGATAATTGTGGTGTCCTGAATAGTTAGGACGTCGTAGTTGACGTTAGTAGTATTCAGATAAGCCTGTGCACCAGTGGCATAGGTGACAGTGCAAGCAACACCTGTTACAGCGTTCCAAACATAGATCTCACCGTTAGAACCTGTAGTGATGCATCCGATATACAGTTCATCGTTATCACGGTGAATATAGAACCACTTAGCATTGTCAAAAGTAGTACCTGAACCGAGGTTAGTGATGTGCTGAAAACCAGGACGTTTTGTCAGGCCAAGAGCCACGTCAGGATAAGCGTTGATTGACTCCACAACCTGACCAGGCAGTTTCTTTTCATCAGGTTGTCGAGAAACACCACCAAGATAATTTTTAATCCTTTGAGTGACTGCTGCCATTTATCGATAAAGTGCTTTGAACGGTTGGAAAGATTGATATGTACTCTTTGCTTGACCCTCAGGTACTCCAAAGAAAGTCAGGTCTTGCTGACGAGTGTCGTACTCCATAGCAAGGCTGCGTGTGTATGCCTCTTGCTGTTGAAGGATTTGGTATTGGTTGGCATCACCAACGATTCGACTAGATACAAGAGTGGCAGCTCTAGCAGTGATGAAGTGTTGAATAGGCTTAGGAATATCAATCCAATCAAATTGCCAAATAATGTCTACTTCAACAGTGGAATCGGTGAACTTGAACGTATGGTTGAAACGGTCATACAATTTACCGTTACGAATAACAGCATCCCTTTCCATGTTTGATGCATTTTCAGTCAAGTCGATCTGGAGCACATTGTTAGGTACCAAGATCTCATCGTTGGAATCGGGAGCCATCTCATAGTGATACTCCGTGTTAAAAGACCATCCCTCAGCTTGCACCTCTCGTGTCACCTGTTGAAGGGTGTTATATGCAATCGCAACGTCCGGGTTGGTTTGATCGAGAGTGGTGACAGGCGCTTGACCGACTGACGCCAGAATCTCGTTTACTGCTGGTAGTTCTTGTGTAGCGTTAGTGGTAGGAAAAGCCATATAGATAAAAAAAAGGGACCCGAAGGTCCCCATATAGATTGATAAAAATCAGAAAGCAGAAGGTGCAGAAGCTCCCACGTACAGCTCAACAGCTGCAGCAGGGTTCAGATAATCAGCACCCATAGCCAGACGACCCAGAATCACGTCGCCCTGATAAATCACGGATACGTCATTGCTGGTGACTTGGACTTGAGGTCCGATAGCTTCAACACAGCCAGCGGCTTCACGTTGGAAGATGAGGCCACAGGACTTAGCGCCGACTTCAGCAGCGGTGCCGTAGTCGTTGTTGATGCCAGAGGTAGCGCCGGAAGCGTCTTCCAGAGCAGGGTTCACGAAGGAACCAGTGTTACCAGGATCGACTTCACCAGTGGTGCCGCCGTACTTGGTGCCGTATTTGCCCAGGAACGGAATGTTCATGGACTTGAAGATCTTGATGCCAGCGATCTCAACGATGCCGTTGCCGCCTTGCAGCGCGGTTCCTTGAGAATCACGGTTGATCAGACCGTTGCTACCTACGTCTTGAATCAAGGCGTGGTATTGGCGAGGGTTCAGAACAGCGACACGTCCGTCGCCACTGACGCCCTTCTCATCCATTGCAGCAGCAGCGTCATAGAAAGCAGAGACGAGGTTGCCAGCATTGAATGCATCAGATTCGTTAGTGGTAGCGCCCACACGGATCTGAGTACCACCAGGCTCAACGAAGTTGGACTTGGTGATCGGGGATGCCTGACGTGCACCGCGAGCGATAGCACGGAAGATCAGACGGTCATACTTCTCAGCAAGGGCATAGCCGATCTTGCGTGAGATTTCAGAACGCAGGTCGTAGTGAGCAAGCGTTTCATCCAGGTCATACAGGAATGCACTGGAGATGAGCAGATCATCAACGGTGATGGTCTTCTCAGCCACCGGAGGCGCACCATCGGAGTTACCGAGGATTGCGTTTCCAGGTGTGTGATACTCAGCCGTGGTACGACCGGTATAGATGAACTGAAGAGACTTACCGTTCTTCAGAGTACGCTTCTGGATAAGATCCCGAGCGATTGTGTTGTGCTGGAAACCTTTGAACATCTCACCACTGAAAAGCTTCAGATAGAGAGCACGTGAATCACCAGCGGAATTAGATTGACCAGGCCTAGTTAGGTTAGTGGTCAAGTCAGAAGACTGTTGTGCCATTTTTTTGGAATAAAGTTAATTAGATGTATCCTTACTCCCAAACGTTTGGAAAATTTTGTGGTCTATTCCCACCGTCTAGACGGCTAAGGGTATCGGCGTACCGGCCTCAGCCAATAACTGAAGGGAGGAATCGAACCTCCCACTGAATCACCAGATCAGTTCAGAACAGTTTTTTTGTAAGCAGTTCCGCGGTAGCAAAGAGCAACTTCTTTTTCTTTGCGAGCGAAAGCTTTAAGCTCTTTGATGATGTAACGCTTTTCGAGATCAGACATAGTTCGTACATATATAAACCTAAGCCCCGTTCCATGCTTAGGCAATCATGCGTCCCGAAGGATGAACGTACGAAGTGTTAGTTATTAAAGTGCATTACCACGTGGTAGCACTTCTTCTGGGAAGATAAAGTTCTCGTGAGGTTGATCAGCAGGTGCGAGCCAAGCTCGTAAACCTTCGTTTAATAAGATGTTCTTGGTGTAAAAAGTTTCATATTCAGGATCTTCCGCTGCTCTTAGTTCTTGCGACACAAAGTCGTAAGCACGTAAGTTAAGGGCAAGACCAATAATGCCAATACTAGATACCCAAAGACCCATAACAGGTACAAAAAGCATAAAGAAATGAAGCCAACGCTTGTTGCTAAAAGCCACACCGAAGATCTGAGACCAAAAACGATTGGCTGTAACCATCGAATAAGTCTCCTCTTCTTGCGTCGGTTCGAATGCTTTAAATGTATTTGATTGCTCTCCATCTTCATACAAAGTATTCTCTACAGTTGCACCATGAATGGCGCAGAGCAGAGCACCACCAAGTATTCCTGCAACACCCATCATGTGAAAGGGATTAAGCGTCCAATTGTGGAAGCCTTGTA